TGGTACTCCTCAGTCTCTGGCTTGCTCCACCAAGGAAAGTCCTTCACCACTTCACCCTCGACGTAGGACTGCTGTTGCAGGTACTCTTCGCGGGCTGGCAGCTCGATTTCCTTGCGCCGAATCGCCAGTCTCTTCATGCTGCGAACTTCCTGGTCGGTAAGATCCTTCTCCGTGCCATCGGGCAGGGTGATGACTCCACCATCTGGGTTCTCTTCGCACCACAAAATGACATCCAACGCTCTCTGGCGTTCTTCCTTCACTTGTTCAAGTGTAGTCAAACGCTCGACAACATCAGATACGTCCACCTGTCTTGCCGGCGCTGAGGACTTCGCAGTCTCCAGTTCCTTTTGCAGTTCAGCCAGACGCGACTTTTGCGCTTCCAGTTCAGCTTGAGCGGCCTTCTTCGCAGCAACTAACTTGTTGATGCGCTTCTGTACGCCCTTGCTTAACGAACTTTCTTCAGCTTCAGCTTCTTCTTCAATGGGCTGATCGGCTTCTACCTCTGCTTCAGCTTCCGAGTCCACAATTGGCTCCTCAGTCTCAGCTACAGGTTCAGCCTTCTCCTCTGTGGCGGGAGCCGCCTCCTTCTCGTCAAGGAAACCAGACTTGAGCAGGTCACTAAGACTTTGCTGGTCCAGCAAACCGAGTTTCTGTGCAACGGGTGTACTGCCTGCCTCCTGACTCCCGGCGTCAGGCTGTGATTGTGTTTCGTTCATGCTAATAGGTAGCAAGTCCTTATTTAATCAAACCAGTAACGCTGGTTAGCCCGCTTTTAGCGTTATGCCAAATCTTCGTTTGTTGTCAAGCCGTTTAATTCTCTAGCTTGTTTTCTTAATTCAATAAGTGTGCTCAAAAGTAAATTAATCCCGTCAGCCTGCCCTGCCGCATGTATCCTATCTTCTCCTTTGCAGTCTTTACTTATAGCAAGCATCCAATGTTGCTCCTGCAACTGCTCAATAACTTTTAGCACTTCGCTCCAGACAATGTTTTTTCCTGAAAAGCCAAAGGCGTCCTTTTGATTTTCCGTCATTGTTGAGATACAGGAGTTACACCAATCCGGCCAATCTGCGCGTTTTGCTGTTGCATAACAGACATCTGAAGGCTCTTAACGTAGTTCTCAAAGAGCGCACGGAAGTTCTCGTCCTGCTGAAGCGCAGCCTGCGCTTTCGGGTTGGCCTGCATCACCTGCTGCGCGTATTGCAACTTGGTCTGTGCGGCAGGATCGTTCTGTTGGTACAACGCCTCGTTTCCGAGCAGCATCATGCCAATGTCACTTTGCACGTCCTTGAACATCTGCACACTGGCCTGCTGTTGGTTAAGGATAAGCTCGCTTGCCATCTCAGGTGCGATGGCTTGAATCATCATCTCGGTCAGCCGTGTTCTGTTAAGCACTCCACCAGTGTCCAACTGAGCAACCTTCGTGAGGAAGTCAATCTTCTGCGCGATGTACTCCTTGTCCATGTCCATCACGTCAAATCGGACGTTAAGGTCGAATTCGTTGTGTATCTCGGACATGCTCTGCGGTAGTTGCCCACCTGTGACGCGCATGATCTCCTCTGGACTCATGTACTGGCAGCACAGCGAGAACATCTGCCGGTAGATGTTGCGCCAACTCAGCAGCCAGCTATTGACCAGCAACTGTTGGAGCATCTGCGTCTTTACGGGTGGCACCAAGGCGTTGACCGTGCCAAAGTAAGCCGCGTGATTAGCCTCGACACGCTCGATGAGCTTGAATGCCACCGTGGGTTCGCGTGCCGGCGGCTCCATGAAACTGTAGTCGGTCGGACTTACGACAGGGAGCTGTACTCCTGGGCCCACCTTGTTGATGGCACCAATTCGTTTGACGACTTTGATGGGAGGTAAAGTCGAGAAGGCAGTATGGTCCCGAATGGAATCGTGCTGAGCCTTGATCTCATCTTGATCCGTGCTTGCAAGTTCGGGTATACCACGAGTATCAGTAATAGCGCGGCGCAACTGTTCACGACGGAATTCCACAAACGGGTATTCGCCATGAGCGTAATCCAGTCGCTGATGGATGGCCCACGAGGCTGCATCTTCTTTTCGATTGGACGCCGCTTGCGGACAAAAAACGGTGTAGTAAATCGCGGGCGCTTTTCCGTCGAGACTCTTGGTATAAGCATACACAACCTCCACCATGTTCATGTAGTTTACGCCGTTGTAAACCAACATGGTTGTTGTCGGCAGCAGGTTGATGTTGTAGAACGTGCTGCTCTTGCCGATCTGTTGCAGCGCACGCTCGACCCAGTCCGGGTCCCAACCTTCCGTGGTAATCTTTTCACGCAACTCAACCTCGGACATCCATGTCCTGCGGTAAATGACCCGTGATCGCTGCAAATCAGCCGTCTCTGGTGGAACGATGATCTCGTCCCAAGGCTTAAGCGCAACGATCTCGGGAAGGTTCCGGCTGACGTACTCCTGGTCATACGTCGCGCGGCCAGTCGTAGCCATCTCATTAACCATGCGCTTGGCGTTGTCCGCATCAAGGTCAGGGATTGCCGCTTGAATGATTGCAGCGGCCTGGTCGGGCGCATCGAGAATCATCTGCGGCAGTTCCGCAAGCACAGAGCCCTGCGCCTGCGCGGCCATCTGGAAGAGTTCTTCAGCGGTAATCTCTTGTGTGCGCTTGCTGATGTTCTGCTGCCAGCCTACGAAGAATGCAGACCAACCGTACTGCAAAGCGTACTGGGCGCCAAGTTCAGCTTCTTTACGCAACTCCTGCGGCATCTTAGCGTCACGAATCCAGTGCAAAAGGTTCGTTGCAATGCCGCTGATCGGTGCATCGTCGAGTGTGACCCCGGATGCCCGAATGGTTGCACGTTGAAAGGCTGTGACCAACAGTGCGGAGAGTTCGTTGCAGGACGAGTCGATGAGTCGGTTGCGAACGTCACTCGCACCTTCAAACGGCCATGCCGGGCTGCCCTCTGGGCGCGCAGTACTGTGCTTTTTGCCGTCGTCAGTCTGGCCGGCCCAACGAGCAAAACGGATGTTATCAAACTTAGTCACCAAGTTGCCCTGTGACGAGTTAATCATCGAGCGGTTGTACTCGCTCAATAGCTCGCCAATGTCAGGCGTATCAGAAGCAATAGCTAAAGGATCAACTGGCGATATCATATTTAATAACTTCCGGTCATAGACATTCGTTTAGATTGCTTTTCCCAATCCAAGCCGCCAAAGTATTGCGGCTGCATCACAACCATATACCCTAAAGCGTCGATAGGATCTTTACTAGCACCTTTTTGCCCATCTTGTCCAGTCCATTCCTTTAAACTATAAATCAAGTTCTGGCAAGACTCATGTACCATCAGTTTTGGGTGGTTTTCGCCTTTTACCATTGGTTTTTCTCTATCCCACGACAAAAGATCATTGATTAACAGCACCCGCTCCTCAATTGGCAGACCTGCTGCAGGCGTAAATATCAACGGATTGTCAGTCTGACCAAGCAGGTCAAGCACGGTGATACCGCCGTCTTTAGTGATCGTCTCGGTGCCGGCGGTTCTCGGGTCAATCCAACGGTCCACGATCATCTCGCGCTTGTCCCCGGCAGTCTCCAGGCTCCAGATAAGCTCCGTATACTCATTGACCCCGCGGCCAGCACCAGCCTTCTGTGCCGGGCCAGCTCGACCGTCGGGCTTGTCGCTAGGCAGCGCCCATTCCCCGTAGCTTTGGTCGGGCCATTCCCGATAGACCCACAGTATACCGTGCTTGTCTACTCTGGCCCAGAGCATGAACCAGTTCCGCGCCCCAGCCGGATCGACGGCCATATAGTTGCTACCCTCTGGTATGACCTCCTCAGCGTCGCCCTTCCACAGGTTATGGTCACCAAACATGGGAAATTCGGAGCCAGCCGTCTGATCTGCCCAGCCGTAAGCGCGGATCTTGATGTCGTGGCTGGAGCGCCCCGAAAGCTCCTGCTTCATCCGTTCCCAATTGTTGTACGGGTTAAGTTCCGTATGATACCAGATACAGGCGTGCCGGCCATACAGGTTCTCCGCCTGGTAGGGCATCTCACCTTTGGGGACCGTTAGAACATTGTTATTTGGTAAAAGGGGCGAGGGGCGGCTGACGGTGACCTTGGTACTATTGATATACTCCTTCACGACCTGGGTGTACCCTTGCACCGGCGTAAAGGTGACGATCAGCTTACCCGAACGGGTGACCAGACGGTAGCGGAGGGTCTCCAGCCAGTTCTGCGGGACAAGTTCGTCGCACCAGACGTAGTCCACTTCACCCCCTTCGACCACCTTAATGTCCTGAGCGTAGTTAAGGAACCAGATCTGGTTACCCATATACACCGCCGTATTGTCGCTAAAGCCGTTCTTCTGGCTAAAACTAATCTGAGTATGATTAGTACGTTTGATGTTCCGTATCTCAGGCGGCAGGTACTTGTAAAAGACGTTTTGCTGGGCGGAGACACTGGTCATGTGGGTTGTGTGCAGGCACCAGATGCGGATGTTCCGTTTGGCGTACCGTTCCTTAATCCAGCCAGGGGCGCTCCCGTTGAGGTCAGTCCCCACGAAAGCCTGGGCCATCCGCTTGGCGGCGTACTCGGTCTTACCGGAGCGGTTCCCCCCAAGGACAACCAGCTCGTTGTAGCGGTCTAGCAGGTTATCCGCATCCGGCCAATGCGCCAGTTCGTGGCCGTACCGCATCGGATCGTTCTGCTCGGCCTTAATCTTGTTCTCCCGCATGAGAAACAGATCAAGCACCTTCTCCGGGCCAATGTTCTGGATCATAGCCATCCGCTGCCGCTTGTTGGGTGCCGGCAGTATCGGATGATCCTCCAGTTTGTACTCTAAAACCTTGTTGATAATTTCTTGATTTTTTTCATCCATACCAGTTGACCTTTTCACGAACATGCTCTATATTCCCTGTGTCGTCAAATAACGACCGTGTACCTTCTGCGAAACCTGAAACATCGGACGCACGAGCGACTAAATGGTTCCAGCTATGCCTCTTGAGCTGGATTAAACATCTGCTTCGGTCTCAAAGTTGCAGAGTGCTGACAGTCACGCCTACGAGAAGGGCAAGAGTTTCCCGAACGGGTAGCCATCACTCATGACTGTAATTGCGAAACGAAACGACGACACTTATACGGATCGTTGATCTCATTTTTGTATAGTACTCCCCCAAGATAGGCAGTAATGCTGAGTCTTGGGGGTACTATGCTCACTCGCAACTCTCCTTGCCGGATTGTTTATCTCCTCCGGTGAGCAGCTTGCTGCGAGAGTGAGCATCTGGGCGAAGCCTAGTGCGAACGGCAACACGAAGCAAGAGTAAGGGAAAGTCACTAGAGAAGGGGAATATCACTAGTGAGTAAGAACTTGATAACTGAGTAAGCACTCAGCTTAAGAACAGATAATCCAAAGTATCGCTAGCTCAAACGTGTTAAGCTGCATCTCTTGCGCGTTCACCAGGCTTAAGCACCACTTAAGCGCGATATGCAGAACATAACCTGCGCTTAATGCGAACATAAGCGACTTAAGCTTGCACTTAAGCTTCTCAAGCTTGTCATATACCGCCAACTTGTCCTTAAGCGTCATCTTATGCATAGCGTCTTGTTCTTAACCCAAATTTGCTGACCCTGCCGAAAGTTGAGCCCCTTCATACCGACGAATACCATATCCTCCACGTCTGTGCGTACCCACCGCTTGTTGGGGTACAAGTACACGATCCTTTGCTGCACACTCTCGTTGTGTATCGGTATGTAGCGAGGTTCCGTAACAGCCGGCACGTCCACCGTGAGCGGCTTCTCCGTGTATGTGTCAGCCTCGGCCACTTCACCGGGCAGCGTACCATCCAACAGGTCGCTCCGATAGATCCGCTTGAAGCTGCGAAAGCATTTCCGCTCGATGTAGTCCTCCCCGAGCTTGTATGACGTAGGCCGATACGCCGTCCCCAGATGCTGCTTAACCGTCTTTTCGCTTAGTGTGTACTTGGTCATATTACCAGCGACGGTACACTGAGTCGGCCAACTACACAAGCAAGGTGTAGCATAGCATGGCGACGGGTGCGCGAGCCGGTGCGCGAAGGGGGCCAGTTGGCGAAAAAAAGTCTGAGGGGGGTAATGCGTCGTCGTCGCCGTCGTATATCCAGGTCGCACCCCCCTCCCCCCCTATTGCCGGTTTTCTCTGTAGATTCGCGCTTTTACTCTGTAAAAAGCCACTCCATATAACTATGTTTGTATTGTGTTATTGGCAAGGCACTGCGGCGCAACAGCTTGCAAAGGCCGTCCAAACCAAGTGGGTAAGACCACCGAATTGGTGCTCCGGAGAGCGTCCGAAAGACGGTGCCAGCACGCTTGCGAGGGGCGCTGGCCAGCACACGGGAGCGCGCGCGGTGATTGTATACAATCTAAGGGCTGTAACGCATTTCCTTCGTACACGAACTATCTCAGCCGCACGCACGCACGCCCGCACTCCGCATCACGCTTCGACCGGATCGCCGTCTGCACATCCTCCGCACTCCGCACATTCGCTCCGCACATTGCGCACGCACCGTACCACAGTCGCGACACTCGTGCACCCCACGAGCTACGCACGCACTGCACTCACGCACGCTCAGGGCACGCACTGCACTGCACGCTTTTCTTTGCTCATCCTCTCTTTTTTATTGCGCACTTATCAGCAAGCGCTAGTCTCGCCCTTGTCAGTTCAACCTTAACTCAACTCAACTCAGCTTATGAACCCAAACGATATGAACGCCTTAGAGTACGCCGCCTACGTCCGCTTGTGCCTTTTCCTGCTAATGGGAGGCTGCGCAATCATCACCGCATCGCTCTGGCTGTCAGTCTATTGCGACTATCGCAAAAGTAACCGCAAGTAAACCCAACCTAACCTAACACACTACAAATGAACACTATAAAGAAAATGATGTTTAGTATTGAAGCGGTCATCCACAACGAAAGCGGCACAAAGGCCATTCAGGGTGGCACTTGGACGTTTTTCCGCCCCTATTGCGCCAAAACTCCAACCCATCGTGGTGCGGCGCGTATGGTAGCCCAATCATGCGACAGCAGGCCATCGCCTAAGGACATATCAATTATCCGCATCCAATCGCATGTTTGCGAGTCTTGCTAGCCTAGGCTCCCGAGTTGGTCATCCTGCGGGGTGGCCAGAGGGGAGCAGAGACGCTCCACACAAACACAATACAAAAATGAATACACCACAAAACACGATCGCAATCCTAGTTAACTACGTTGGCGCAACCAATACCAAAGGCGCGCGCATCAAGCTAAGTCTTCCGCTTTGGGAAAAGCGCGCTTGGTTATCCTATAACTACGAGGAGCGTGATGCTGAAGCTGGCGCGCTCCGTTGGTTTGCAGAGGCTAACCTTCACCCGATTGCCCGCGCTTGCAACGGCTCGCAGGTGATCCTTCTTTTCTCGTTTGATAACGCTGAATCAATTCGCGGACTGTTCTAACCAACGCTAATCCCATGAACTACAAAATCCAAACTGCCGCCTGCTATGGTTGGGCAGACCTTAAAGCATGCGACAATGATTCTGACATCTATGCTGCGTGCACATTCGCAACCAGAGCAGAAGCTGAATCCGAGCTTGCAGACATCCTAGATGGTTGCGACGGCTTGCCCGACGATTGGCGTATCGTACCCGTTGAAATGCCTGCTGATTGCGACATATACGAATAACCTCATGTACTACCGTATCCAAACCCCAGAAGGACTTACTCCAGAAATCTACCGTACACCATCGTCGGCGCACTATGACGCTCGCAAGGTGTGGGAAGATCACGAGTATAGCGTTGTCCCCTACACGCTGCTGGAACGCCTAGAATCGGCCCTGTCACGCTTGTGGCGAGCCGATGCAAATGGAGCTGCCTGTGCTATGACGGATCTTTATGATGGTTATAACCAAGAATTGCTCGCCGATGAAATAGAGCGATCACTCGCCAACATGGAGGCTTAACCAAAGCGCCCCTAGGTTTCGCGCCTAGGGGCTTTCTTTTGCCTTCGCGCTTCACTTAACCTACTCCCCTTCAGTCTTTTCGGCTCTTTTTGCGCCGATTTGCGCCCCTTTTTGACGCTTTTTCACCCCCATATTCGCGTCCACACCCGCATCGTCGCATCACCCAGGCCGTTTTCGGCTTTCGATTCCCCAGGCTAAAAACCTTTTTTGAAATTTGAAATTTGAAAACCAATTTTGATTTTGAAATCCGAGTTTAGAATTTGAATTTGAAATTTGAATTTGAAATTCGGATAAGCAAAACCAAAACTAAAACACACATATGAAAACAGAAACCATCATGGAAACCATCAACGCACTTCCTCGCGGCGCAGCACTTTGCGACCACTGGGCTTACCTGTTTCTCGACGACGACATGGAGCTGGAAGACCGAAAGCTGCGCGTAGACATCCTCGCTTGGCGCACCCGCTCGCAAGCGGATGAAGATGCCAGGTGGAACGACCTCGGCGACCTTTGTCACGCAATCGAGAATCTGCCTGACGTCGCTGGCTTAAATCAAATCGGCGACATTGACCATGAAAACGGTCGTGGATGGACGTACGAAGTGACGCTCGCTTAAACAAACCAACCAAAACCAAAACACACATGACAATCATCAACCTACTACCCTACGTCAAAGAAACTCGCCGCTTTGGTGTCACCTACGTCCACGCCGCCGTGCGTAAAGCCATTCACGGCTGGGATGGCCTTACCGGCACCCTGGACGGTCGCCCGGTTCGCGCCACCTATTGCGGCTGGGGACGCTCGCTACAGACTGCGCGTGGCCACAAGTACAAGGCGCACCTGCGCTACACTGACACGGGCAAGCCGGTGCCAAGCAAGCTCATCAACCGGGTGCAACCTGCGCCGCTCTGCCCTCACTGCGCTGGTGAGCCGCCATACAACCCTATGTGGGGCTGCACCTGCGGTATGTCGGATGCCGAGTTCAATGAGATGTGGAGTGCAATTGTGGATTAACCGCTAACCAAAACACACATGAAAAACCGATACCCCGCAAACTGCAGCGAATGCTGCACCACCGTGCCCGCTCAAGCCGGCACTCTCTCCCGTGCCCGCCGTGGATGGACCGTCCTCTGTCCTGACTGCACCGCTGGTGCTGGGCCATCCAGCGACGTCAACGAGGCACTCGCCTGGTCGCGCGGCAACGCAATATCCTACGGCGTCGTCACGTCCTCAGGCTGGCGTGGCATCCGCAACCGGGCTGGGCGCTGTGAGGACGCGCCATGCTGTGGGTGCTGCACGTTCTAATCCCGTCGAATTCCACGGGGTTAATTCCTACCCATCCCGCGCACCTCGCTAGCAACCTGGCGCAGACTCTGGAGCAGCACCCGGAGCCTCTGCGCCAGCGCCATTTCACGCTTATGTGACACCTCGCACATCGCCTTCCATCGCGCACACTCCTGCGCATAAAACTCCGCTTCTTCCTCTAGCGCGGCGCAGTCTTCGCACATAGTTCGCTTTCGAGCCGTGCGATCCTGACGTGCTGCGCCTGGATGACGCGCCAGTACCGCTCGGTCAAATCGCGCAGGTCGAGAACCTCGTTGGCTAAGTCGGGTTGCTCTCGTGAAACCAGTTTTGAAATTTGATTTTCAATTTTGAAATTTGAATTTGAAATTTGAATTCCAGATTCAACCTTGCAATTTGGAAGTCTGTCTTCCATTTTCCAACCCAATCTGGCAAGGGCGTCACTCGTTTTCAATCGTTCCAACATGGTCTTGAGCTTTCGGCGGCTTAAGGGCCGCCATGAAAGCGGCAGAGATGTCCTGGTTGGTGTGCAGGTGAACGTGCTGGTGCAGCGCATCCGGGGTCTTGTTCTTCTCCAGATTAGCATACTTGTCCAACGTGATTCCCAGTGCCAGCACAGCGTCCTTCGCGGACATCTCCGGCATCAGCTCCATGACACGCTGTGCAGCGCCATCGATCACGGACTGTAGCTTCGCCTTCAGGTTCGTGTTGAAGAACGCATTGCGGAACTGCGAGTCCATATCAAGCGCACTCACCTTGATCTCATCCACGCTTCGCTCACTGATGCCAAGCTGCATCGCTATGGCTCGGCTGTGCTGGCCAGTCACAAATAGATCGAGCACCTTCTTCTGTATCTCAGGCGGTATGCCGGCCAGCGCCCCTAATCCGTTCACCTTCTCTTGAATCACCCCAGGCACATGCTTCTCTATCTTCACGCCACTCAGCCCGGCAAGCTGCCTCGCACGGGACTCTGGACTACGATAAACTGCGTTGCGCTTCTTGCGCTTAGGTGCGTCGCTCATTCTCGTTCGCTCATAAACGACAGGTCTTCCGCCGTGATCCCGGAGATGTCACCGAAAGCTGACTCTCGGATGGCCTGAAGCTGCATGTAGTACTTGTCAGCCTTGAGCGCAATCTTGAGCTGAATATCAGCCTCAATTTCACGTTCCTTTTTCAAAATTTGAATTTCGGATTTCAATCTTGAAATCTCCTGCTCAGCCTGAAGCAGGAGCATCTCGGCAGCGATAGCGTTCTCTGGTGTCATTTTTGTTTAATATACTCTATTCCTGCCGCGTCGAGAAGCGCATACAGCCGCTTGGCTTCTACCTTCCACGTCACCCGCTTGGGTGGCACCGTCATGCCGGCGAGCGCCTTCAGCTTATCCAGCGTACCAACGCCGATACCCTGCACGCGCCCCGGTGTGGTGAACGACCAGCGCAGGTCTTGCATGTTGCTGATGTTCATTAGCTCGATATACCGTGCCATCTTAAAGTCGAGGGGCGCAATGCCGCTACGAGTCTCAACCTGACGTATCCAAAGTTGCCTGCGGGTAAGGTTCATTATTGAGCCTCCTTTCGCAGTCGTTGCGTAAATTTGCAAATGTCGTGGTAGTACGAAACATACTCTTCCATTGCATAGATTTTGTAGTATTCATTCCACCCCTCGATAAGACTGGCGGCCTTTAGCAATAATGGTTGCATTTGCTCGATCTTCTCCTTTGCCTTTGCAAGCTCGCTCGCCACATCTTCGACTAACATGCCACTCACTTCTGCACCTCCATTTCGGTGCGCTCACCAGATTGGTCCCATTTGTCTAGCGTCCGCAGAAACGCCTCTGCGCGTTGGCGAGCCGTTGCATGAATATGCTCAAAACATCCAAAATGCTTTGAGTCAGTAACATTTAACAGCTCTAGTCTAAACCCGTTCCGGCAATCTTCATCCAGAATTGATTCCGCTTGATGCATTGCGTTGAGGTCGGTGCAGTAGTCTGGAATCCGAATGTACCCGCGCGTTGGGCTTTTCAGCCCATAGCACCCATCCGTTGTGTTTTGGATTTCAGTCCATCCGCACACCTCGGCAATCGCCGCGTTGATTTGTTTGTCGGTCATCTCCCCTCCTTCAGGTTCATCCTGTAGCACTCACTAAGCACCAGATCGGCGTCGAGCAGGATCGTGCGGTCGTTCGGGAATGCACTGTCGTTGTCATTTGTACGCAGCACCCGGTGCTTGAGTGACTCGATGACCTCAGCGGCTTGCAAGCAGAAGTGTTTGTACTGCCTGAGCTGGTTGCGAAGCTGAGTGATAGTCTCAACCTGCTTGTTGTGCGCCTCTTGATACTGTCTTAATTGTACTTCTTCCATTTTGTATTTTGATTTACGTTCATCCGGCGTAGTGCCGTCCTTTCTTCGTACCCGATGCTAATCAGCGCATCAACCATTTCCTCAGTCGGAGGCCACATTTCTTTGCGGAAAGTGCAGGGATGTGCACAGAGCCACAGGTCAAGCTCAGGCCAACGGTTCGGCACCGTCTTGTCGCCGAAGTAGTCCCACCACACGATCTGCGCCACAAATACCTGTAGCTTCACCGGAAGTTCCATGATCCGCAATCTCCACTCCCGTGGATCGACCCTCCGCAACCTGGCGACCCAGCCGTTCGATTGTCTTTGCCTGTTTCTGATTCTCATCTGTTAGTCGTTTGTTTTCTGTTGTTAGTACATGGATCTTCTCCATGAGTGTGTCGATTAATTGTGCGCTCATTCCCGGTCGAGTGCAAAACCGATTGCGAATGCCAATATGCTCAGCAGTGCAATGATCAGTTGTAGTTTTGGTGGGTTCTTCATTTTCTCGGCTTCACATTCATCGCAAAACCAGTCTCCAAAGAAGTCTCGTACCAATTGCGCCCCGCAGTCTTTGCAGACTCGTTTCACCGGCCCTTCCATTCCTCCATCGCTGAGGCTGCAAACAGTGCGCTTGCCCAGAACAGAATGAGCAGCACGATGGCTTCCCACAGCTCTTCGGCAAACCAAGCGATAGCGAGACCGTCAAAGACGGCCAGAGTGGCAAAGCCCCACAGGTAGGGTACGGCTTTGTTGGAGTTGTCAGGTTCAATTTTCATGTAACTTTGGTAGTGTTTATTCATTGTGGAAGGTTGCAGTTTTGCCATGGAATCGCAGATTTGCACTGACGCCACACGGCCCGTTGCGTTGGATGGGGATGCTAATCTCGCGGAACTCCGCCTCATCGGAGAGCTTCACAACCATCACGGCTGTAGCGTCTTGTCCGATTGCGCGGCTTTCGCGAGCCTTGCCCTGCTCATTTAGTTGCGTAATTGAGATGACTAAGCAACCTAATTCGATGCCGAGCAGTCGCAAACTACGGCTGACCTCAGCCACCTCACGCTCACGGCTGCTGTCCTTGCCTAGGTCGCACCTGACCAACTGGATATAGTCTACAAACAGCACACCAAGGCCATCCGGGGACTTAGCCATAGCCCGTGCCGTGGCGCAGATGTTGGCGATATCGTACAGGTCGTCGCGCACAACCAAACGGCTGCTATTGAGCTTCTGGATGGCACTGTGGACGCCCCTGATGTCACGCTCCAGCTTGGCTCCTTCAGCGAGGGTGCGTAGGCTGACGCTGCCTAGCCGGGCGACGAGCCGGTCGATGATCTGATTCGCTGGCATCTCAAGCGAGATGACGAGGATTCCTTTGTTCATTTAGTAGTGTGGTAAACGCTAAAGCTGCTGTGACTGGGACGACTCCGTTTCCGAGGAGGCGCATCCTGTCCACCCAATTGGCACCCCCGTCAGCCATTCGCACCAGGATGGGTTCAGTCGTCCCGTCTGACCAGTCCGTTCTTGGGCGACCGCATCCAGATAAAACTTGCTGACTCGATAAATGTGACTCTTGCTGCCAAGCGGACCACATCCTTTGTACTCGCTCGCTCTGATCGTCGGCCAAGATAAACACTCGTTTGCGCTGGTGAACAGCACCGCATTCAGCCGCGCTAAATATGCCCCACGACACTTTGTAACCCATTTCTTCCAGATCGCTAATGACGCTGGAGAGTCCCAACGAGATGTGTCCTTCGACGTTCTCGAAGAAGCAGACTCTGGGTCGCATGGCAGCAATTCCATCTGCGATCCAAGGCCACAAGTGTCTTGGGTCGTCCTTACCGGCTCGCTTGCCTGCTGCACTGAATGGCTGGCAGGGATAACCACCAGTAAGGATGTCCACTCGGTCTCGAAAACTTTCCCAAGGGAAGGTTTTAAGATCCGTCCAAACAGGTGCTGCGTCCATGAGTCCCGCTTCCATTTTTGCAACCAAGTTCGCAATGGCGAAGGCTTCGATCTCACAAAGAGCGACTGAGCGCAAAGCTGGGAGGACTCGTTTAAGTCCAAGTTCAATGCCTCCGTAGCCTGCACAGAGGCCAACGTGTGTAATTGTTTTGGCAGTATCCACATTAGCGTGTTCCATTACCAGGCCGTGCCGAAGTGTGCGAGTGCTGGCCAGTGTACGGCTCAAGCACATACTTCACCTCGATAAGATCCGTCGATTGATTCTCCGGCAGTAGCATGAGTGCCTCCATCTTGGAGCCGAGTGCGTCTTTCGGGCCAACACAGATGATGTCCTGCGTGCGCTTGGGGCGGGGCAGCTCCACGTCTTGCAGGACGTTTGTACGGCGGATGAGTACCCAGTCGCTCATGTTAGTCCTCCCATCTGTTGTATGAGTTTTTCTTTTGTTCTGCGTCGCGCAAACGAAAGAAGGCGGCACTCTCAAACCAGTTCAGCAAAAACAATCCGATTCCAGAAACTCTACGTTTCTTGTGTCTTGCTGCATGTGAAAGCAACCACTTATCTGCCTTCAGCATCTCTTTGTAAACAGTCTCTTCTCCGTATCTGTTGATGGCAAGATCAAGAATGTCTTTTGGGCAGCGAGTGCATCCATCAGTCATTAAAAACTCCATCCCGTAAATCTGATCTCGCAATGTTGCGTCACTTAGTTCGTTGCTCATGCTTCCTCCCATCTACGCGGCAGCATCACGCGCATCGTTGGTGGACCAGGCCACACGTTTTGGTCGAGGCACAGCTTGTACTGCGACAGTGTCACGTCGAGCTGCTGGTTAGCAATGTCGATGAGTTCGCTCGACGCCTTCACCCACTGCGAGAGATGGGGCGCTTGCATATCGACGACGAGGAAGTAGAAGTCGATGTCCTCTTGGCCGGTGATCTGCTCAAGACCGTAGGTGTACCAAGCGGCCTGCTTGTCGTAGCCAAACCCAAAGAACTTGTGGTCGAACTTAGACCAGTCGCTGGTCGTCTTAAGGTCAACGATAGCCGGACGACCCTTGATCTCGGTTATCATGTCCGGCCTGCCCTTGCACTGCACGCCGTCGCGCTCCCAGAACATGGACGCTTCGATCACCTTCGCTGCTGTCACCATCTCAAGGAGCGGCTCCACGGCAGCACAGGCACCCTCTACACGCGCCCCTTCATCCTCGTTGAGAATGACCTTGCCAATGTTAGCCTGGCAAAAGTTCTCCCAGATGAGCTTGCCTTCTTTCGTGCGACGGTCGCACGCTGGAGCGATAGCGTAGTCACAGCGCCCCTCCAGCGCCAGGCTATGGACGAGTGTGCCAAGTTCCATCTCGCGGGATGGCTTCCACTCTTGGCTCTCCTTCCACTTGTAGTACGAGGGACACACAGCAAATGCGTCGAGGCTGTGTTTACTCAGGCCGTGCATCGCACGGTAAGTTGTCATTTCGAGGTTTTGTAATAGCTCTGTTTTCATATTGTTATGGGTTGATTTCAAGCGCACCGCAGCCAACGATTCTGCCGGCTCCGTCACGGATGAGTTTTGTTGGACTAGCCAAATCTGTTCTGGCTGGCAACGCCGTTCTGACGTATGCCGGGACGATGTACAGTATCCCGTCCATAGGGTCAGGCAGGTTGGAGACTTTGCTCTCTTTGCAGCACATGATCGGCACACCGTCAGCGTCTGCCACTTTGGACAAGTGACTATGCACTTTGACGGACTGTCCGCTTGGTTCCACGATCCCGTAGCCAGTGATGGCTATGTCGTGAGGAGTAAGGTTAATTAGTTTCATTTATTAAGTTTGCAATTATGTTGAGTGCCAGCATGGTTTTGCCCGATTTGGTTTCACCACCGATGACGACAAAGTCTCCGTATCTGATCGGGCAGATGTTGTCGATAGCAGAGTAGCCAGTCTTTATCCGCATCGACTCGTCATCGCCTGTTTCGTAGCGGTTGAGCGCATTAAGCAGGAGTGCCTTCGTGTCCATCACTTTCGGTGGAGCAAGCTCCCGCGACAGACTCTCCACCTTCATCACGACATCGCTCAGTAGCTCAGGCGTCTGCACGGTTGAGTCGCCAATCGCCATGAGCACCTCATGTGCGACATGTTGCAAGGTGCGCCGCTTCGCCGTGGACTTGACGATCTCGATAAGCTCGCCAATCGCGCCGGCAATAGGCATGATGGTGTATAGGTCGCTTAGTTCATGGAACTGGGTTGTTGGCAGCGTCTCCCGGCACTTCTCAAAAACCACACGAATTTCTGACGAAGCGTTGCGGCTCTGCTGCTGTAGAATGATCTCGCATACCCGGTGACTGAGCGGATCAAAGATGTCTGCCACCTTGAAGTTCTTCTCGCTAATGTGGTGAAGGAACACCTCAGGATGGTTGAGCGCAATCGACGCTATCCCACGTTCAGCCTCGGTTGCAGTCGGCACCACCGTGTCAGGCGGCAACTCCACCGGCCTGCGCCTACCAGCTTTCTTGGGTTCCATTTGTAGTCAGTAAAGAGTCGCGTTTAAGCAGGGTCTTGATCGGCGTCCGCACCATCGACGATGCACGGGATAGCCACCCGTTGAGGAAGCGCCCCATGCCGCGAGCGGTCTTGCGACGGTGGATGTCAGCTTCGATCCAGGCGTGGGCCTTCCACAGCTCTTGCTCGACGGTCTTCTCCCCGTAGATGATGATCAAGTCTTTCATCAAGCCGGGTGGCACCTTCCACTCTTTACCGTCCTGAGTGACGTAGGTGATGTCGTACAGGCTCATCGTCTTGCCTGACTCAGGGTCTTGCTTAAGCTCATCGACCATCTCTTGCACGGACGTGTACCGTCTGCCGGATGGCTTGAGCAATTCACGCTCCTCGTCGGTAAGCACGGGGATGCCCGCCATCGCGTCAGCCAAGTCCTGCGCGGGTTGCACAGGCGTCACAGGTGACTCTGGCTGGCTGACGATCTGGCATGGCTCCTCAAGTGGGACAACCAGTTCGACTTTAGTGCCAGATGTATATGTTATATTGATGCTGATGTTCATAAAGTGTGCGCGTTGTGCAGTCGCGCCCCTGCATTGGTGCAGAATTATTTCAGGCCATCCATCCCATCCCTAAGCAGCCGGAAGAACAACTCAGCGTTCATCGTGACTAACCAGGGAGTACGGTTCTTCTTGTGAGCAACGATCCACGGCTTGCCAGCGCCGTCACGTTCTGCCTGCTCAGTGGCCTTGATGAGATTAAGATTCTCCACGAACTTCACCTCTTGGTGGAGTCCACGCAGCTCTTCGCAGATCACATCCGGGCTGTCGCCACCTCCGGCGAACTGCTGCCCACGACGGGCCGTAAAGCCCGCCGCACGCAACTCGTCGCGCCAGAGACGCTCGCCTCGGCAGCCTTTAGCTCTGCTGTTTATTGGCATCGCGTTTAGCTTGGAGCCAGGCGTTGACCTCTTCCACTGAGAACCGCAGGCAGCGTGCGCTGATACGGTGATGCGGGATCTTGTTCTCACGCGCCCACTTCAAGACAGTCTGGAGTGTGACGCCGCACAATACGGAGATGTCGCGTGCTTTTACCATTTGAGATCGTCCTCCTCAAGTTCAACGGGTTCGTCTTTCTTGACTGGCTTAGTCTGCGCCGATGGGAATGCTTTGGCAAAGCCCGCGCGATCTGCGGAGATAAACAAGCTGGTAGCGATAGCCTGCAACTGCTCTGGCGTAACCTGCGCCTGCGAGCCAACCCACTCGGCTGCCTTGATGGCCTCGGCCATCAATTGAGCTGCTTGGAAGAGCGCACGCTTGGCGTCTGCCACCGTCAATGAGATCGGGTCGCTGGCCTTAACCGGCTTGCGTGGGCCTGCTGCTGCGACTGCTGCGCCGGCGTCGTCGATGATGGCACACTGATCGGTGATCTTCAGCTCGTTCTCGCCACTGTGGGTCGAGTGCTTCACGCTGATGCCCTGAAGCCCCTTCTTACCAGCTTGGCTTTTAAGAGTCACCATCTGACCCTTGAGGTCACCCATCTCATCTGGCACCCAGAACGATGCTCGGCACTCGCCAGTGCTATCTTGAAGGATCGCGTTCTGCACGCGCCAAGGACCAAACTTGCCTTCACCTGTCTTTGGCGGGAACGTCGCTTTGATCGTCACCCGCATTTCCCCGATGACGCTGCCATCGGCCAAGTTCGCTAAGTCGCTAATTTGTGCTACTTTCATTTTTGTAAGGTTTCATCAGCAGACCATCTGCTGAATGCCGTGCAAGCTACACGTTGTTTGTCTACGCGCAACTATTATTTTGCTTTTATTTTGTCATCCTCATCGTCGTCCTCGTCATCGTCTTCATCCCCACACTCTTCCGTCCAAGAGTGTTCGACCACTCGATCTTGATAAACAAGGTGGATGTGCCTATCTCGGGCAAAACGGTTGCCCCAGCCAGTCTCGTAGCGGTTCGTATTGTCGCTATCCAGCTCATCCTGTGCTTGAACAAGGATCTCGCCACACTCAAAGTGTTCGGAAAGAATGTCCTTTGCGCGTTGAATGATGGCCTGGCGTTCCTTTTCCTCGGGGGTCATAGCTTGTAGTGTAACGTCGGAATGATTCTGCCGTCTTGAGTCTTATGGTAGAACTTTTGCCGCATAGCCTTCTTTTCAAGAAGGATTCTTCTTGTGGCAGTCCTCCCAATCTTTAGATGTTGAGCGATTTGGCTCAGCGTATACCACCCTGGAGGTGCCGGCTGTAGCTCCAAGTTCTCCGCAAGTTGTGTAAGCCAGTCCCCCTCTACAGGGGCAGCTTGAATGTCCCGTCCTTTAGTTCTTTTGTTAGCCATACAATTGTCTCGTTGTCAGTATATTCGCCCCACGCCCAGCCTCTGCTCCAAGCGGTGGTTGCAATCCTATTTTCCGCGTAGCCAGCCATTTCGGGATCTCCGAGCCACCCAACAGAGTAACCGGTCACCCCTTTAATGCGCCTGCCTTCAGCGATTTGTACACGGTGGATGTGCCCCATGACAAGTTTTGTGTACCGTCCGTGGCACATGCGCTCCGCAGAATCACGCAGCGCGTTCTCGCTGTGCAGGTAGCCATGCTGGAAGAGAGCGTCACCAAGGCCAACGAAGCCAGTCTTGAGCTTGTAGTCGTACACCTTGCACCTAATCGACTTAGCCCGGTCGTGGATCTGATGATAGACGCGGGTCGCCAGAGCCGAGATAATCGCCTTGGGGTGACTCATCAGTGTCACCAACCGGGCCTCATGGTTGCCAAGCAGGTAATGCTGGGGGCGCAGCGCGGAGATGAACGCCAGACCGTCGTTCAGGTCAGCCTCGGGATCTACCGTAGCGTCGTGACTGTCGTTAGTGATAGCGCCACTACGCAAGCAGGTCATGTCGATGGCATCGCCCAGATGCAGCACCGTATCCGGCTTCCAGCGATCACGAAAGCGGAGGACTTCCTTGAGTACAGCCTGGTCGGCCATGAAGCCGTGGCTGCATGAGACTGCAAGGAAGCGTTTCCACTTCCGTGTTATGTTTGCCATAGGCTATTTCTTGCGCTTAGTAGCGGCAGCCTTCTGCACGGAGTATGCGATGGCTACAGCCTGCTTAGGCGGCTTACCGTGCTTGATCTCAGTCTTGATGTTCTGGACAAACGCCTTTTCGCTTGCGGATTTCTTTAGTGGCATAGTGTTATTTGGCCTGCTTGAGTTCTCGCTTAATTCTGCTGACAACTTCTTTGGTTGCCTTGTCTTTAGCTTCTTGTTCCGTGGCAAAAACGCCAACCAACCTACCACTGCCGTCAAACAGCTTGTGCGATGCTTTATCTCGGCTGACAATCTTCATGCCATTCACGCCATCAGACAGTACATACCCGTTGCCAAGAGCCTCACGGTTGCTCGCCTTATCCATGAATGCTAGTGGCATCTTCTTACGCTCGATGTCGCTAATAGCCTGTTCTTGTGCCGTAGACTGCATTGTTTGAGTAATGCGCTTGGATATAGCAAACTCTTCAGGTGACCCGGCGCTGAACCTTGACATCTGGAGCAGTAACTTACGGACGCTTGGAGTTTCGTACAAGCGGCCAAACCCATAAGTTCCTATTGCCGTAGCCACTGAGCCAATAAATCCAAGTGCGCCTCCAGCGCCACCAAGAAGCAGGGGAATTAAATTTCTTTGCCCCGTAGCTGGGTCATAATTAAATTCACCAGCCCTTTTAGTAAGGTTTAAGTGGCGAACTGCTGCATCAAGGACATCTTTATCTGGGCCTTTAAAAAACACGCCAGTTTGTTTTTCTGCTCTGCCAAGATTTGCAAGAAACTGCACAGTAGAAAGTTGCTTTGTTTTATCATCTAAAGACCTACTTGCAATGTCTTCGAGAATTGCTGCGCGTGCGTTGGCTTTCCCTGCATCGTTAAGGTTTCTGTACAGCAATTGAACTTCACTTTTTCTTTTGCTGAGCAGTAAATTTCCAGCAAGTTCTGGAGTTACGGTTCCTTTATTTAAAGCGGCCTTAAGCGCAGAATTTTGCAGCTCGTTATAGGCGTCATGTAATACTTTATTGGCGGTGGTCCATCCAGCTCTGTCCATTCCTTGAGCTTCAATAAAATCGCCAAGGTCCTCCCTCATTGCAGAATAAACATTTTTTGTTAAAGGAGCAGCATCAGTTTTAACAGCCGCTAATGCTGGATCTTCCAGCATGTCTCCAACAAGACGCAAGTTTCCGCTTACTTGAGATGCGTTTTTGTTTTGGATTTGCAGCTTAGTTTGCTCAAGTTGCGAAATTACTTTTTCATAAGCAACAGGATTAATTCCTTTTAGTTTGCTTACTGCATCATCAATCGCGGCAATAGACTTAGGAGTTGCTACAGGAATTCCGGTGCTATCCAAAGAGGAAAGAATATTTTTAACAAAATCTTTATTGGTCTTGATTTCAAGTGCTCTAGTTTCTCTTAAACTAGCGGCCACATCATTGATTGCACTGCCGCCAACGCTTGCTCCAAAATTGCCAAGTGTAGCTTGAACCAATTGTGCGTTTTGTTCGGCTTGCTTAACTAACGCCTCTCTACCACCAACAGCTTCGCGAATATCTTGCATCCGCTTAGAGATTGGTCCACCAGGCCGAATTACATCCGAGGTGCGAACAAGTCTTCCTGCCGCTTCAGCGTCTGCTACTGCCTGTGCGGTTTCCGCAGCAGTCATGCCTGCAACTGCTGGAGTCGAAAGTGGCCCTCGATTAAAGCCCGCAAGCTTGCTGCCAGTCATGCCACCGGCAACGCCACCAACCGCAGCCGCCAAAATCTGCCCACCTGTGCCAGCGCCCATTTCCTCAGCAAGGTACCTTGCCCCTTCAGCCGTAGCTCCACCAGCAGCGGCAGCGGCAAGCTGTTGCAGCGGCTTCTCTGCCAACACAGCGCCAATCTTACGAGCGGTTGCCGATGCAGCACCCATAAGTCGTTGACCAATGCCGATACCAGCTGCTGTAGACGCCACAGAGCTCCCAACCGATTCCGCGATGCGGCCTGCTTCTGTGCTAGTAGGATCAAGGCCAAGCTGAGTGAACAGCTCGCCAAAAAGCTCCGTAGGAGTCCTTAGGTTAGTGCCCATGAAGTGGTTTAACCCAAGCACCAGCGGATCACCAATAAGCTGTCCTGCCGCAACAGCAGTTGCTCCCATTGCTGCACCACCGGGAATAGGAGTAAGCAATCCAGCAGCAGCGCCCATGGCGACTGGCCCCATGCCGCGAGCTAGTCCACGAGCAACATCGGCAGTCTCACTGGTTGGCTCCTGTGCAGCCACAGGCTGACGAGAGCTTTGAGCGTACTGGTTTACGGCCTGAGTGATTTGCTCAGCAGTCGCTTGGTCTGGAAACTCCAGTATGGTGCCGTCAGGTAGTACAGCTTCTTGTGGCATAATTAAGGGTTTATAGGCACCATTGCGCCATCTTTCATCTCAAAACGAATACGCTTAGGGCCAGAGCTTACTGAAGGAGTTGGTTCGCCCCTTGTTTGAGACTCTTCCTTTTCCATTGCTGCAAATGTTTTAATTGGCTGAATTCCCCAGCTTGCGGCAACTCTAGGGCTTGTTGGCGTTATAATTCTTTTTTGCGCTGCTTTGTTGTGTGCTTCCGCAACGCTATCGTGAATGTCTTTCATTTTTCTAATCGCCGAATCGGGATTAGTTGAAAATGCATTTCCTATTGATTTTAACAGCCCAACAGAACCTTCTTGGGTAGCAAGCTTTGAGCGAAATGTAGTTGGGTTAAACTCTCCTTTTCCCATTAATGCTGCGTATTCTGGAGAAGACAAAAGCTCTGGAAATTTATACATTAACTCTGTTCCAGTTACGGCATCAGCAGAGATAATGTTGTTTACAACTTTGACTGCATTAGCAAGCAAGTACCTAGATTTTTCTTGTGGATTTGCGTACCTTTCTGCGTTGTTAATTTCTTGCTGTAAAACATCAATCAGTTCTGACTTTTTTGTGAAGTCATTAGAATATGCAAACTCTTGCGCTTTTTTGTAGTTTGCAGTTTCTTCAAAAGGTTTAAGCTGATCCTTAAACCGCTCAACTTTGTCTTTGAGCATATTTGTCAGCAATTGAGACTGATCTGGATTTTGTTGAATTGCAGAATAGGTTAACTGACTTGCTTTGCTGATACGGTCCTGCAATGACCTCCGCGTTAATTCCCACTGCTCTTCTGGGTACTGAGGTGCCTGTGCTTGTTTTTGTGCTGCTTCAGCTTTGATTGCCGCTTGTTCTTGTGGAGTTAATTCCACAACGCGCCTTGGGGCGGCTTGGACTGGCTCTTCTGCGTCAAAGTCTGCGCCTGAACCACTGTAGCTTGTATCGACAACATCTGGACGCACAGCAGGCTGAGATGTTGCCATTTCTGCCGGGGTTAATGGAACAACACGGCGCGGAGATGCCTGCGCGTACATAGCCTCCTCTTGAGGCGTAAGCGGATAGCCCATGCGATCTACTGCCGGCAGCACCCTACGTCCGCCCATAGCTTCTTCTGGCCATCCAGTAAACGGAGCTTGGCCTGCATTAGCCCTCGACGCATTTATTGCAGAAAGATATTGCTCGCCAGCAACAAACTTAGCTTTCTGTGCCTCTTGTAAGGCATCACGATAAGCAGCAAGGTTTTGATTCAACCCCTGCAAGCGGTTGATGTCAGCCTCTGCATTCATGTAATCGCCATAAGCGATATCACTCTGCATTCTGTTTGGAAGAATATCTCGAAAAGCCATATGTTATTGACCTGTTAGTGCATTCCATTCAGCCATTAGCGCAGGTGGTATTGCGCCTGGCCCCCTCCATCCGCGCTGCCTTAAAAACTCAGAAAGAGTCATGGCTGGAGTTGTTGCATCTTGAGCTGCGTATTGTGGCTGTGCCTGTGGTGGCGTCACTGGTTGAGGCGAAAAACCGTCGTCACTCAAATTCAAAATATCATCTATTCCTTTTTCTATAGACCCAAGGTTTGTTGGCATTCTTTTGGGGCCATGTGCCGCATTAACCAACTGCAACTTATTCTGCTGCTGTAGCCTTCCACCAACGGCCAAGTTGAGGAAGTCGTTGCCGGCGCGGATGCCGCCATCCATCGAAAGCTTTCTTGCCTCACCAATCAACTGCTGTGACTGCTCTGGAGTGTATCCAAGCATTGATTGCCCAACCTTATTGTTAAGGAAGTTCTCGTAGGACTTATTCTGCGATTCAAGCTGCTTCGCCTCTTTCATGTAGCTGGCCACTGACGACGCCGCACTCGTAAGCCCCTGCGCGATGCCCTGGCCCATTGCCATCATGCCCTTCCCCTCGATCTCCCCGGCTCTAGCGTAAGCGTCTGCAATTCCCTGCCCCATCATGCTCATCGCCTGAGGAGCTGGCGTATTAAAAAGTTCACGGGGTTTTGCCATAAAATTTAGTTCTAGCTTCTAGGCAGAGAGGACTGCCCTTTTCAAACTTCTTGCAGGCCAATGGCCTATGTTCATAGATTGTACACGAAACTTCCTGCCCCACAACCCCAGATAACGCCACACAGCGCGTTCCAACGCACTTAAGCAGTGGCAAATCATCTCGGATAAACTCAGGTGGGATATTGACTGCATCTGATCTATCCTTTCGCAGAATCGGCCAACTGGCCTTGTGGCTGCAACACGCCCCGCACTTTTGGCAATCCAGTTCGCATGTTGCAGTATTCAAACTTTGGCTCTTCGTGGAGGACATGCTCATGCAGGTTCTCTACGTCGATCTGTAGCTTTGGGCAATGCACAAATTTGGATTCCCGGCGGTCGATGCACCGAAAACAGGCATGAACATAGTCACTGTTCATGTGCTTGTCTGGCTTGGACACAACATCGGTGTCGTACCTGTTTTGGTCGTACTTGACGTTGTTTGAAGTGATATACAGCGAGATGTCTGCGTCAGTCCATTCCCGCAGCGGAAACCACATCTCGGTGCCAATTTCCAGCAGTTTCATGTCTAGCATCAGCGGCACTGCACCAGTAAGTGGATCTTCATCACTGCTCTTGTGGCCGCACAGCAAAACATCAAAGTTGCTTGCAATGTGCGCCTTAGGACGATTAAGCCACTCCTTACCGCATACCCACGGTTTGGTAAGATCCACAACCTCCGTCCCCCTCATCACCTTCAGTGTTCCTGTCCCAATCGAATATGTTTCACAAACGTCAATCCGGTTCTTTCCGTGAGTTAAAGCAATCGACATTGGCACCCAGTCGTGGACTGTGAGCTTAAGCTCCTCTTGCACTTCATGGTGATGCTTATACTTGTGAGATAGAAACGGCAGTTTGAAGTGGATGACTTCTATGTCTGGTCGAATCTTTAGAGCCAGATCCAACAGCACGGTGGAGTCTTTACCTCCACTCCAAAGCACGGCAGGCCGTTTGGCGTGTTTAAGCGCCTTGTTGATTATGGTTATGGCAGATGCAGTGTTCATTATAAAATGGCTGCTCCACCAAGCATGCCTCCCGCGCCAATGACTGCACCGCCAAGCGAACCGATCATGCCCATCTTGCCAGCACTCTTCGCCGCATTAGCTTGAGCCATCCCAGCGGCGTATTGCATTTGTGAGTTATACGCACCATAGATCGACCCCATGCCAGTCTGTGACTCTGGGTTGAAGTATTGCGGACCAGCCTGCTGCTGCGCCATCATCGCGTTCTGTGCAGCCTGTCCACCAAACGAACCTGCGTACATCGGTTGCTGATAGAACGACGTAAGTGCCGGCGCAGACTGCTGTGCAAAGTAACCGCCAAGGCCAGTGCCAAGAGCGACAAGCTGCTGTTCCCGAGCCTGACGAGCGTTATAACGGTTGAGCACCTCGGCAAGGTTGGACTGTCCGCCAAGCGCCGTTCCCCGAGCCGCAAAGCCTGCGCGGGTCTGCTGCTCGATGGCGCGTTGTTCTTGCGGTGAAATGTTTGTTCCGTCAACCTGTAATCCAGCGAGCTTTTGCTGGGTGTACTGCTGGAGAGCTTGGTTGATTCCACCAACACCTTGAGCTTCTTGAAACGCTTGAACGTACCCTGGCGCACGCTCCTGCAAGCCGCGCAATTGCGCCGCCTGCTGGTCCTTCATGTATGCTTCTTCTAGCTGCGAATACTGAGGCTGAAGTCCACGGTACAGGGAAATCTGGCTTTCAGCAGCCTGTTTGGCAAGCTGATCTTGTAAGGCTTGATACTTAGGTTGTAGTGCAGCCTCTTGAGCATACACTTGTGGAGCCAGATCAATTTGCGCTTGTAGAATCGACCGCATCGACTCCTGATAATTCGGAGCTGGCGGTGGTGCCGGGGCTGCTGATTTTCCTCCTCCCATATAAAAGTCTTTCTAGTTTTGTTGCAGTGATTGGAACAGCATGGTCGCATCTCCATGCCCAAATCTGAGTAATTAAGGGTTCTCTTTGAAAAAACTGGTTAAACATGTCTGGTACAGCTTCTGGCTCACTGGCCCATGCCAAGTGAATCGTCCAGATGCCGTTTCGTCTTCGCCATTTCCAATTAAAGTCACTGACTCCTGGATGGCCCGTTGAAATGCCTGTAATAACGCCGTTGCGCTTATAGAAATAAACACTGTTATGGACGCCATAAAAACTAAGATAACCATCAACGTCATCTCTGGATACCTGTCCCAGAAGCTGTAAATGGTTTCGGCATTGTTCATATAACGTATCGACAAGTTGTTCCCATTCTTGGATGGTCATTAGGTCTTAACAATAAACATAAGCGCCACATTGCGTGGACGGGTTTCGGCTGTGCCGGTGGAGCTTGTTGCCGCAACGCTATATATTATAGATGGACTTGAGGTTGACGTTGTTGATAAACCGCTACCTGATGTCACAAATTGCAAACTTGCTTTTTGATAAGTGTGCGTGTGTGGTTGAACGTCCTGCGCTTGAGCAGATCTGATTACGCGGCCCGGATCTACATTTCTAGCTGGAATGCTATCCCATCCACGGACAAACTCACCTCGTAAATCGGGAACATTGGTGCCAAATAACTCGATTAGGTTGGGGTAGCCAGCCGTAGACTGACCGTTGCATTCAATCCACCCAGCAGGAGGCACAGACGTGCCCCACATGACAATTGCCCCAGAGAGCACTGTGGCTGCTGCTGTAGCGTCAACGTACCCCTTACTGGCCGCTGTAGCCGCCGTGGCGGGGTTGCTGTTGTTAAGGATAAGCGCACCTGTCATGGTGCCGCCAGAAGTGGGCAAGAACCCGTTTACGATGGTTGCAAAAAGCTCCTTAACACTCTGAATGGTATACTTAAAGAGCGCCCCTGTGCGTTCAGCGATGATATAGTCACCCTCTTCAGGCGTGCCGCTTGTCTGTGCCGAGATTGCGCCAGGCAACAAAATAGCGTTATCGACATGGTCGTTTAGGTTCTCGGCAGTCACCTGCGAAGCGCCAACTGTCGGATAGTTGACGTAGGTCGTTCCTTTTTGGATTTGTTGGCCGGGCATAAATTACTCCTGCGAAATCATTGGTCTACTAGCGGCTATAGCATAAACAGCCGTACTTTTCAAGGATGGTCTTCCAATAACGAAACTTATGGTACACGCAATTGACGTTCCCCGAGCTGCTATTCGTGGGCGTAGCGTCCCGTCGGTTGTGCCGCTAAAGCTGTACTCAAGCACCGTTTCGGTCGCATCCGGGTCGTAAGTGGTCGCGTCAATACGCACAAAGTCGTTCTGCACGTTGTTGAAACTAAACTCGCCCCTGCTGTACCGCTTCTCGGAAGTACCGCCAAACGTGTATTCCCGAGTCTTTACAGAAGCCGGAATGTGAACGAAGTTTTGGGTGCTAGGGATCAGCGTCGATGGCGTGATCTGAGACGATTGCGGGAACAGGTTGAATGGTAGCACTGGCAGTGCGTTGGACGTGTTAAACTCGTCACCCTCGACCTGCTCCTCCGAAAGGAACACGCCGCCGTATTGGCCTGCTCCAGCAAAGTTGGTAATGATCATCAACCGGCGTTGATTGATATATGCTGAGAGGATCAAGTTATCTGAGAACAATCCAGTCGGATAATAGTCAATCGACTCCCATGCTTGGTTCAGCGTGTTGTAGACCAAGATCTTGTCATTCCTAGTTGCGCTGCCAGTAGGCATGGCAATGTAGAAGCGATTGTTATAGTAGGTAGCCACCGAGTTTTGAACGGCATCGAAGTTGACGGTGTCAAAGAAATCTGCAATCGGCTCGCTCAGCGGCAGCGTGTTACCTAGTAGCTTGAGGTCAAGCTGTGGCGTCAGCATGTGGACGCCGTTGGCCGAAAGGAAGAACACGAACTGACCGGCTGCTACAATAGACCGTCTAGCCAAGCAGCCAATCTCGGTCGTTACTACTGTCGTGCTGCTCTGCGCCCCTGGAGGCGAGTCAGCGGCAAAGTTGTCTGTCTCGACGTAAACAACGTAGATGCTGTTGGTCATAAAGACCAAGAACTGGTCCTGCACCCACGGCAGCACGCCTACAATCGAGTCGTTCCCGCCGGTATTGATAACAAAGTTGTTGAGCGTCGTATCGCACTGCTCACTCAAGATGTCACTTACCAGCATCTGGTAGTCGCCGAACTTAAGGATAAGCCTGTTCTGAAAGTACAATCCAAAGTCAGCGCAGGGTACAGACTGGGTGATGCCCGTGACCGTAGTGCCGTCGATAACAAACTTCTGCTGTGCAAACGCAACCGCTGCTAGACCGTCCTCCCATATCAACGGGGGCAACCCACGGCGAGCCGTCCAGCCTGTCTGTGTGGGCCGAGCGGCATAAGTGACGCCAGTGTTGTTCGTGTACTGGAATGTAAAGCTGTTCGTGCCGGTCACCGCAATAACATAGCTGCCAGTGACATCCTGTCCCGCCGTGTCTGAGCCGTCTGTGCGCCCAATGGTGACCTCGTCGCCTGTGGCGTAACCATGCGGAAGGACCGTTGTGATTGTGATCGTTCCAGTGTCGCCGTCGAGGATGTCCGAGTTTGACTCGGTTGCAACAAACGTTGTCTTGTCGTACTTCCCACGGAAAATGTAGATCTTGTTGAGTGCCGTGACTACGTCGCAGATGCCGCCAACGTCTATGGTGCGATCAGCGGGGAACATGTACGGCCCAATCAAGTCCTCGACATCCAGCCCCTGAGCTGGCTTGTACAAATACATGCGGTCTGTAAAGACCATTACGATGTTGTCATGACCGTCGGCGTCAACGTACAGGCCCGAGCCAACCATCGTCAGTCCGATCAGTTCCGTCTCGGTAAGACGCTTAGTTCCCTTGCGAGGTTGAGCAATCCCGCGCTGCAAACGGACGTTAAAGCTCGATTGCAAGATCCCGGGATTTAGGTTGGCAGGGTC